CGGTGCAAGTGCACCTCAGAGGAGAGTCCCTGGGTTGATTAGACCCAGGGGCCCAACTCACTCCACTGTCGAACGACAATAGAGGACCTTCGCAGCTTCGTCTTTCCACCCATGGGGTAAACACCCATAGAGGCAGACTCAGCTGATTTCGTCATGATAGAGTGCAGAACGGAAGCTCTGACCTCTTTCATAGTCCTAGTTGCAGGTTTGTTATTACAAACTGAAACGAGGAATCCTTCTACGAAGTTTCGGTTGCGGATGGGGGTTATGTAGGAGGTGGCTTCATCGAAGTTCATGATGAATCCACCGTCTCCATAACCAGCTGGGATCGGGTTACACTCCTTGCGGGGTGTACTCAGAACCAGTCGCTCCCAAACGCGGCGAAAACGCGAATCCGAATAATCACCGCCGCAACGCTGCGAAGCGTAGTGACGGATTCGGTTCGCGATCACTCTTACCTGGGCGAAATCGCCTTGTAAGATGACGCTTCTAATGTAGAAGGGACGAACATTGACGCCATTAAGGTAATCTTTTCCACACGACTCGCGAAAGCGACCGGTATGAAAGGATTTTCCTTCATTAACAGTGAAACCGATAAAATCGAAAACTTCCTTTATGGAAGCGAACGAGTCATTAGGGGCGATAATATCGTCCCCATAGACAGAGATCTCTCCCTTATAGTGACCGACTTCACAAACGGCCTTGACAAAGCTATAAAATATAGCTGACTCAAGTTCGAACGTGAAACCGTTCCCCATACTAGAGAATTTCTCATATCGGAACCACTTCCCTTCGTGAAAACCGTTCTTAGAGCGCATAGAATCGAGAAGTAGGAACCAGTCGCGTGGCAGAAGCCACTCAACAAGTTCCCGACTGATCGTATCTGATGCACTCGAGAGATCGATTGTACAAAGGGATCCATCAATGCTGCCCTTGCGGGCAAGGTCCTGGTTAACGGACTGGTCATTGAGGTTAATGCCGATGCGCGACAATCGGCTGCGTATCAAAGCACCGGCTCCTTTCTGGATCCATGCGTTGACATGCGGCTCGACTGCGATAGCGCGATCGGTTTTGGCGTTCTTAGGAACGAAGGCAACGACGTTCCCGCGGACAGGTATTAATCTGTCACGGATAATGGATACGGGCACGGAAGTCCCGTCTTCATTAACCGCGGCTTCAGCCAAAATAGAAGCCCAGGGAGTAACTGCATTCACAACGTGAATGCCGTACGTCGCTATGAGATCAGGCGTAGCCTCGGGAGAAACCCGAAACTTGTTGTAGGCCGAGCAGTCCTTCTTTGCTGAAGAAGAGACGCCTGGTCCCCAGCCTGCCTTGTTGAGTATTTCCTCGTAATCTATTTTCCCTAGGACCTTTGAGATGATGGAACGAGCTAAGTACATAACGTCAGTTATATACTTATCCTCTTTCTTCTCACTCAGAGACCACCGGAGGATACGCCGATTAGTATCGGCGCATTGAGCTTCGGCTTCCCAAAACTTCTGGATGGCAACCTTACGGGTGTCAATACCAGTTGTTAAGAAGTCAGCTTTAGCTAGCAATGAAGTTACGAGAAGGTCGTCAGCAAGTGCTTCTGAGTCGCTGTACGTAGAGGGGTCAACACTGAGAGCTAGGTACTCGTTGTCGCGCTTCTGGGAAACCAGAAGAGCGGCGCGCTTACCAAGATCAGTATTAACACATCTCATCAGCGATACTGCCAGCGAGCGGGATATATCCCGGCTCGGATGATAGTCAAAACTATTCATCATTAACTCCAAGAGGAAGTGAAGACAGGGCCCTACCAGGGGCCCTGTTTGTAGGTCAGGATCAGTAGAACGATTCCAGACCTTCAATCGCGGCGATCATCGAGGCATCAGCCAGGGCGTTATAGATCAGCTTTCGCAGATCCTGACGCTCGGCCAGAGTGCCTTCCTTCGGAAGAAGGAATTCGACAGTTGCCACGGCTTCACGAACCACCTGGGTCGACTGGACACCGTTAAACGCGGTGACAGAAGCAGCAGTGGGAAGGTTCAGTTTAATCTGAACCTTGTGACCGGCGTTATCCTTCGACGCCGGGCGGATGCTGACCAGGAGCTTGTTAGCTCCGACCTGCAAACCGCTCGCCGGAAGTTCCTGCCAGACAGCTCGTTCACCATTAGCCAAAACCGGCTTAAAGGTGTGGAGCTGGGGGGTGCCTTTGCCATCGTTGATGGCGACGTTCGCAATTGCGGACATGGTGTTCTCCAAATGGAGTTGATTTCGGCATAATTGCCGTGTTGATTGACCCATTCTCTGCGGGATTGCAAAGAGGAGGGATGGACTCAATTCAGCGGAAACGCTGATTGAGAAGCGCAGTCGCGTTAGCGATGCGCGACGTGTCCAATGGCGGTAGGCTGAATCTTAATGCTCCCCACCAGGGGAGCAAACCGATCATGCCTGTGCGCGTTATCCGTTCACTGCGAGTGTCCCAGGTACCTAAGTTTTTACAATAGGTTTCCCAGCGCTCGACAATGATAGTGTACTGACGGAGGTTGGTCAAACCAGCCCCGGCAGTAAAGCTATCCAGTATGTTCCCGATCGGTATAAACCAATCGGCAACAAAACTGTACGGTAACAGGTTCCACGCTAAAGAAGCAGGGTTCAACAAACCTAGCTGCTGAAGCGTGCGCGCACCACTATTAGCAACATCTCCTTTGATCGAGGATCTGATGCTAGTGCCCGAGGTCCATTGTCCGGAGTTGTCGTTTTTGAGCTCATTGAAGCCCTTCAATTTAACACCATTGCTGGAAGAGGCCTTTACAGGCATCCCAACTTTGATCTTATCTCGATAGGCGTCCATGGCTCCATAGACATCTTGAACGAGGGGTCTCCAGCCGTATTGATATTCGAGCCAAGTGTTGGCGAGAAGATCTTTACCCTGGAGTCCTCCTTTAAGATGACCGTCGACAACGGCACGTTGCTTGAGTGTCAGGTCGTGCTTAAGCACGTCCTGAATCCCTCTCAAGTTCCCGTTTCGTAGATGTTTCGCAGCTTCTGCGATTTGTAAGGCCCTGTTGGCTATCATGCCTACAGTAGACTTACTTTCGCCTAAGAACTGCCCGACATCAATGGAACCTCTACCCAGCTTGGCGACATTAGCAGTAGCTACCTGATCGACACTCTGTTTAGAGCCCGACGAACGATACTCATAGGCGGTGTCTACATAAGCGGCAGGTCCAACCCACCAGACGCTTGCGTCTGGAGGAAAATTGTACGTTGCCGTATTTCTGTAGACACGTTCAACGGTCATATCGGTGTCAGAGAGGGGTTTCGGTTTACGAGGCCTATTTTCAGGCTTAGTAACTCGATCATACCCTCCACTGACATCTATAAGACCGCCGCCACTGACCCACCCGTTCTTATTTCTAAGACCGTGTGGTATTGGGACAGAACCACGAAAGTAGGTATTAACCGGCATTCTTGGTCTCTCCTGTCAGGGTATCAGCGGGCACCTCGACACTGTGGGGTGGGAAGCCACAGGTTAT